TGTCGGCTCCCTCTACAGAGAGCATCTCTCCCTGGGTGTCCCTAAGTTGGGAACCTGCACACATATCGATCTCAAGTGGTTTCTTTGACATACCACCTAAGATTATACCAGGCTATCGACTATGAATTAGCAGTATAGCATCGTAGAGTCAATGCCTTTTCCAGACTCCAGATACTTAAGAAGGGTTGCAGACTGGCCAGGTCCACTTGGAACAACTACAGGTTGAACTACATGAGCAAAAACTTGACTTAGTTTAGCACTGATAGTTAAATAATGCTGAGCTCCTAAAGAAGTGTAAGTACCTGGAACACCGATAGCTGCATCTAGATAACCTTGAAGCCAAGCAGCGAATTCTCCAAGAGCTTCAGTCTTCTTTACCAAGGCAATATGCTCTTGTATAAGTTTAACTTGAAATCCATGTAATTCTGGCGATGTTCCATCTTGAGGACCCATTAGTTCAAAGTAACCCTGTAACCAGAAATTAAAATTTACATTGTTCATATTCTTCCTTTCGCCATACTCTTAGTATCCATTGAGGACCATGAGGTTCTTCGCTGCCCATACCACCATTGAGAGTAGGATTCCAGGTAAAAGGAGTTACGTCAGTGGCGCTAAAATTAAGTTTCTCCATGATCTTTAGTTGCTGTAGGAAACATAACAACACCCATATCGTATTAGATTTATCTGTAGATCTTATAGTCTTCGTCTGTGAGGTGATCATCTAATATACTTCCGCCATCTAAAGATTCTTTCAAATCTTGAAACTGCTCTGTGTTCCTAATCTTATTCAAAGCGTTCTTCTCAGTCTTCTTAACTGCGTCAACAGAGATACAGTTCAAGGATGCAACTTCGATATCAGAGGGCGGTTTATCACCCACATAGTCTTTGATGTAGTTAAAAAAACAGTAGTTAGCAAGCTGGTGGTTTACAGCCCATGGACAACCTGGAAGCTTTGCTTCTTCCTCTTCAGTTAGTTCGTGCCCGGCAGTACGAATCGCTCTGAGTCGCATTACCGCAAGTGGACAGAACTTATCCGGATTGCACTTTAGACCCCGAGGGCATCGCGAGTCCATAGTGCTGTCCTTTTTAGACATTAGGCAGTGGCCTGGTTATCTTGAGTAGTCGCAGTAAAACTAGTAGTTTCGCTTTCGCTGTCATCTGTCGCTGCAGTTTCTTCTGATTCTGTAGCTGCTGGAACTTCCACAGCGGGTTGTCTAATAGCGAGGAGTTCAACTTCATGTTCTAATCCGTTTAGAGTAACAATTGCTTTTGCTCCAACTTCACGGCCCATGAAGGCATTAATAAGATCTGGAACACCGCACTCAGACAACTTAAGTCTTGAGCGGAAGATACCAGTATCGCTACCTTCGGTTGTAGAAGTGATGACTACAGTAGATTGTTCGTTGACTGTATCACCGTTAGTGAAACCTTTTTCAGCATCTTCTTTATCAGAAGCTTCACAGAAATCTTGAAGACGTTGCTCGTTAGCAACAGCATTCATAGCTGCGAGATCTAGACCAGACACTTTTTGAATGGCTAGGATCTTATATTGCATTTCTGAGATAAGATTCAACGCTCTGCCGATGTCTTCATGCATACCTTTTAAGTTCTGCATAAGTTGCTGAGTCATCATTTGATTGATGCGAACAGACATCTCTAAGTTCTTAAGTTGAACCTCATGTGCGCGAATTTTCTCTTTACGATTACCTTGTGGTGCTGTTCTAAAACCCTTCATCTTTTTGCCCCTTTATCATTCAATGTTTTACAGAAAAACTTAAGTAAATCAACTTCTTCAGTAGTTAAACCAGCTGCGGCGTTTGTTGTAACAGCATTGCTAGTCCCGAGTATTTTACCCAATTCAGTATTCAAATAGTGACGTAAACTTTTCTCAATCTCGTCGTATGCAACGCCGCGACCCTTAAGGATACGCTTGGAAAGGACTTCATTGATAACGTTTGCACGCTCAAGTTTAAGTTGCTCTTTAGTTTTACTTATCTCGTTATTTCCAGAGTTATTATTCCCAGTTTGTCCAGAAGCTCCAGCAGTTTCAGATTTCTTTCCCTCATCATCCGAAGTAGACCTCGTTTTATTAAGGGCTTCTGGCGGAAGCGCGGGTAGTGGCTGTGCTGCATCTGGAAAGTCCTTCAAAGTCTTACGCTCAAAGCCATACTTATCAGCCATATTTGAGTAAAGCGATCTAGCTTTAACAAATTGAGTCTTAGTGAGCGGTTCATTATTATCTACACAACGCTGCCAGTGAGCCTCGCTGTTAGGATCTTGCATAAGTATACGATTAGCACCCATGCTAGTTTCAATCTCGTGTAAGATCTCCATATCATCGTCATCAAGCATAGCCTTACGACCATAAACCTGAGGCCACACTAACTCACCGTAGTGAGAACGGTCAAGAACAACGTTCCTACCGCCGATACCAGTGAGTAATTCCACCATCTGATCTAGATAGCTAGGTCCTATATAACCAGATTGCGACATTGCCTTATCAGGCGCAGACATGTGAATAACTTCAAAGCCCTGAGTAGCAAAATAATCTGCTACCGTAGTCTTGCCTGTACGATCTAAACCTTCAAGGATAATTAATGACATATTCCTTATGATTATACATACAGAATATGGAACTGGGTTGCTATTTTCATAGCTTGCTCTTCTTCTATGAGTTGAAGTCTATATAGGATCTTAATAAGCATCATTGTGGCATAACGCTCTTCATCAGTTACAACAGTGCCGTCTTCTCGGACGTACATATTACTGGCCTAATTTGTTAATAGGGTTGGCGACTGGAACTCCGCCGATGTTTTCAGACTTAGTAGCGCCAAATTGCTTAGCGGTGTCCTTTACACTAGGTTGAACAACGTCGTGGGCTGCTTTAGCCTTGATTTGCTCCATCTCAAGATCATGCTTCTCTTTATCACGACCGTGAGCAGCTTCCGCATGTTCATGCTTCTGCTGTTCTTGGGCCATCTTCATCTGAGCTTCGCCTTGCTGAGCTTCTTGCTGCTCTTTCATCTGAGCTTCTTGCTTCTTCTGAGCGTCCATGGTGAAAAGGAATTGATTCCAGTTCAAGAACGATGGATCGCCAGGTATATATTGAAGTTCGCGTCTTTCAGATGCACCCTTGTCACCAAAGAAGTTCTCACGAATCTCTCCACGGGTGTAATTCTTCTCAACGAGCGCCCAGAAAGCTTGGTTCATCGGAACGTCGGCAATCTTTTCTGTAATCTTGTTCTTTTGAGCCTGTACTAGAAGTTCATTCATTGACTTCCATACAGTCATCTCAGCTTGCATCTGAGCGATCTCGTTTTGAGGAGTCTCGTCAGTCATGCCGGTGAATACGAACTTATATTTAGCTGCTAAATCTTTATCTAATGCAGTAAGAACATCGCAGTTAATGATATCTTCAATGAACATGAGCAAAGGCACTAAACCACGCTCACGTGAGTAGGTGATCTTATACTCATTGTTAGCTTGCTGCATCGGAGAGCGTCCAGTTGCAGAGATAAGGTAATCTAATCCTAATTCCACTGGATCAATTTGGAACTGAGCGCAAAGAATACGCATCAAATGGTTGTTGTAGTTCAAATACTCCATCTCACGGGCATTCGCGGACATTGGTACCCATTGAACTTCATCAAGACCTGCAACGATTGGAGTTCTCCAAGCATTCTGAGTTCCTGAAATAGAGTTATAGAAAGTTCTACGAAAGTTAGCTAAGTTCTGTTGAGTTACTGTTCCCTTTAAGTGAAGAACGCCTCGTGCAGCATAACCATGAGTAAAGAAGTTAGCATTGTAGTTCTCTACGTTCATATGGTTGGTAATGTTGATGATCGCCAACTCTAACGGAGAGTAGCAGTAACCCATAGAGTCTGCAAAGTTCTGAGGATTAAATAGTTTGAAGATACAGTCTTCGTCGCCGAATGTAGCTAGAGGTCTGTTGTCATAAGAGATCTGAACATATTTGATGTAGTCATTCTCTGCTTCATTAATAACTTGATCAGCTTTCGGATCGTTGTTACTCTTAGGTTTAGTTAGTTGATAGTTCTTCATTGCACTAGAATTCAACTGCTCTTTAGAGAGAGCCTTGTTGACTAGGTACATTGATTCACCTGGAAGTGGGCGGAAACGGTGCAATCCACCGGCACGTGTCTTAACTTTTTCAATAGCTACGTGACCGAACGTCAATGCGTCGCGGCCTACAAGCTTGAGGAACTCGCCGAACAATCTCTTATCGTCTGCTGGAGTGCCTTCTTTACGACCGCAGTGATAGATGAAATCTTCGATTGCCGCAATCTCATCCTTCTCTGCGTCTGTGTAATGCGCTTCTCCGTCTTTCTTAACAATACGAAAACCCATCTCATGACGACGGTGCTCGATGCGGGAGAATCTTAAAAGTGTATCTACGCGACATTGAATGATTGCTGATATCAACCAATCTCGAACTGAGACTTCTTTTAAAGTCTTATTGGAGATTCGCGTAAGTTTAAATTTGTAATTTACTTGACTTCCCATCAAGTCAAAGTAAGGATCATCTACGAACGCTTTGCGTCCGATCTGACCTGAGGCATCATGGTCGGCTTCTGGTACATCTGGTAAAGTATCGCCATCTGCGATGTCGCCAACGGCTGGAGGAGACGATGGTTCTGTTTCGCCCACGTCGGCTTTGATGAGATCGTCTATTTGTCCCTGTATTCTATTTTTAAGCCATTGATCCCAGATTGCCATAACTTATATTGTACCCTTCGATTGCCTTACATCGTTAGTTGTCTTAGTAACATGATCTTGCTTCCATAGTGGCTGAAGATTGCTATAATGACAAGCCGCCTTCAACTGATTAGGATCACTGAGATCGAAAGAAGCCAATGGCTTAACATGATCTATTTCCCATTGTCCATAGCTGTCCCAAGTCATATAGTTATAAAATTTAGACTCAATATAGATCTTAAATTCATCTAATGTACAACCCAAGAAATTGATAGCAACCCTTGAAGATTGCTGTTTTAATAAATTACTAAGCCTATGACGCATGTTCTTTTGCAATTTGAATATAGGGTCAACCTTTAGTCTATTTCTTCTATATTCAACAACCTTCTTAATGACAACACTCTTGTTATTCTTATAGTATTCACTAGCATAGTTCAAAGCCTGATCCTTGTTAGCTTCGTACCATTTCTTTTTTACATCAGCTATTTTAGACTTATTTTTCGCTCTATATTTTGCAGAAGTTTTGGCTACACATGTTTTGCAAGACGTATTAAGGCTGTCTA